CGAAACCGCAACGGTTTCGAGGTTTTTCTTGGTCCGAGTGGCGAGACTTGAACTCACGGCCTCTTGACCCCCAGTCACCGAAAAACGACGGAATATCAACGGGTAATCGTTCGATGGGGGTAACGAGGGGGTAACAGAAAAATTATATTGCATCGGTGATTTTTCGAAGGTCGGTGAGGTTGACATCCTGATAATACCGCAGCATTTCGGGGCTTGCGTGACCGATCAGCTCGAGTTTGTCCTTGTCCGATGCCTGAATGTTTTTCATCAGTGTTGCGAACGTATGACGGCATGTATGGGGGGAATACTTGTGCCGCTTGTTTTCGATTGGATTGTCAATGCCGATTGCCTTTAATGTGGGATAGAAAACCTCGTCGCGGAAATAGTCATACCTGAACGCTTTTCCTTCTTCGTTACAGAACAGCGCGCCGGATATCTTATCTTTCGACAGCCGATCTATGATGGGCTGAATCTTGGGTGATATCGTGACGGTTCTATTCTTGCCCGCTTCGGTCTTGATACCAGCGCGAAGCACCTTTTCTCTCTTGTCGTAGTTATCAATCGACAGGCCGAGAAATTCTGTAGGGCGGAAGCCGAGGTAACACATGCAGTAGATATAGTCGGCGTATGGAATCACGCCGCAGGCCTCTTTTATCTTTTTGATCTGGTCGGCATCAAAACTCGCGCGCGGCGCGGCGTTTTCACCGGTGACGGTGAGATACGGGGCCATACTCATAGGGGCGTATCCGCGCGGAACGGCGTACTTATAGATCAGGCTGCACACGGTGCGCATGTTCTTCTTTGTCTGTTTGGCGCGCGGGCAGTCATCAATGCATTCTTGGATGTCATCAATCTCGACCGCGGCCAGTTTCATAAATTCGATCGATGCAAAATACTTTTCGGCAGCGGCATAGCAATTCAGCGTGGACTTGTCGGCTCGGTGCGTCGGGAACCATAATTCGTATGCCTTGCGCCAAGTGATATCCTTTTCACGGGGCTTTTGCGTCCGCAGCATAGGGATATATTCTAAGGCTTCTCGTTTTGTGCGGAAGCCGCATTTTTTTGCCTTCACGCGGGTCAGCTTGCCGTCCTCTTCGCGGTAGCCTTTGGTGATTTCGGCTACCCATGAAGAGCCGCGCTTATAGACTGTGCCTGTCCCGTTGCCGCGTTTTGTGGCTTTTCGGTCGACAGATGCTTGCTTTTTTCCGCATATAGGACAAAACAGCGCGCCATCCGGCAGCGCTGCTTTACATTTGATGCAATTCGCCATGTCAGCCCCTCCAAAATCCATAGTCGACGCAGTGCATATCGATATACAAACCCCATGCAGCCAGCAACACCACCATGATAAACAGAATTAAAATCACGCCGTTTCGGATACGGACGCCGCGCCGCATGATCTCAATGGTATCAGCCTTTGCGTCAACATGGCGTTCCAACTCATCATTGCGCGCCTGCAAAGTTTCCTCGGTCGGCGTCAAGTGTTCGGAAATTCCGAATATTTCATCAAGGGATATGCCGAGCACCTTGCAGATCGGCGCGACGGTATAAATGGACGGGGCTTTCGACAGCTTGGAAAAGAAGTTCTGGACGGTGGACAGCGGCACGCCGGAAGCGTCGGAAATGTCCTGATAGGTCAGTTTCAGTTCTTCTTTACGGATTCTACACAGCTCTTGAATGTTCATTTATATCACCTTAACTTTTCCGGTTTTCGTACTTTTGGGGTGCCAAAAGTGGGTCTGTCGAACGCGGTCGAATGCCGTCGTGTTGCAAGGTCTTGGTATTGAAGTGGTAAGGTAAAGCGCGATATGGTCAAAACAAGCAGCGGCGACCGCTCCCCGCTGCTGCCGAAAAGCCCTCGCCGGTGTTGCAGAGGCGGCGAGGGCTTTTACTTAAATATCCGGGAAAGAATCTTTTGGCACTATATCAGTGCTCATATTCCCGTTGGATACTTTATAGAGAGTAAGCGTCCAACCGTAAACCATCTCGTCATCTGCGGTAAATTCAAACATTTCGTTGCATTTGAAGTACTCGGTGTTTTCACCAAACTTATATTCTTTCCCGTACCAGTCCGAACCATACGCATAATAGATTTCGTATGTCCCGAGAGGAACATCTACTTCGGCACTTTTTGCCGACACGAGGAAAGACATCGCTCCGTTAGATATTGCCTCTCTGTCGATTGGGTTTAGCACGATATAGAAATTTGAGCCGCCGGCGGTTTGTACTGTCAAAGGTGCGACCTGATCGCCAGACGGATATGTGACAATCTGTCCGTTTTGAATGGGCACAGGCTGCAATGGAACGAGCCTGCCGCCCCCGCCGCCAGTTGTTTCAGTTGTTGACTTTATTGGTGGGGTGTCATTCATGTCAGATTCTTTCAAAGGGACATCTTTTTCGATTGAAATCCAGATGACCCCGCAGATGACGAGCGCGAAGCACAATGGTTTCAATGCTGCCAGCAGAAGATCAACTTCCGGAGAGCGCCGCTTCCTATTTGGCTGCTTCTGCCTGTTTCGCTTGGCTTCGTTTTCTAAAACCATTTGACGATAGACGCGGTATTGCTCGACGGTCATTCCCATCATGAACGCGTCGTATTCTTCTTGCGTCATTTGAGTTAGGCCGGGAGATTCGTCAAATTCATCAACTGTTGGTTCAACGGGATAATCATGGATATCGCGTGAGGCGGATTCCGGCTCAACCTGCGTCGAGGTTTCTGATACCGCCTCATCAGGGGCAGGCTGCTTTGACTTAGAGGACACCGCCTTAATGACTTTCTTTACTTTGCGGTGCTGGTAGTGCGCTTGCTTTTCAAAGTAATTCGGGTCGGTATACAATCCCATGCACAAGACCTCCTAAAACCATTCCGCCGTGGTGAAATGAACCTCGGCGCGGTATATGATAAGTGAAACTATTTACATACGGAGGATACATAGATGAAAGACATCGACAGCGAAATCTTACAGGCGTTCCGCGATCTCAGCGATGAACAGAAACGTATCATTCTTGATTCTTTAGCGCCTGCAACTGTGCCAGCAGCATCTTCTTTTGATCGTCCGTAAGTGTGCGGACATATTCCATTAACTGAGATTCCATCGGGGAAAGGCCGACGTCCTTCGGGGCGGCGGCTTCTTTTTCTGCGCAGTCGTCCCCTATTAGATCGGCAACAGTCACGTGGAAATAGTTTGCCAATTTTTCCCGAGTAGTATCATTTGGCATTTTCCCTTTTTTCCATCCGGTCGCAGCAGCATTTGAAAGGCCGATTGCTTTGGCTACACCTGATGGGTTCAGACCGTTTTTAGTGCAGAGGGATACGAAATTTTTGTAAAAAGTAGTTAATTCCATAGGACGTTTTTGAACAGATCGACGAAGATAGAAAAGTTAACAATTTTGCCTTGACTTCTAACTATTCTAACCGTATAATTTGGACGTGGAGTTGAAAAAGGGAACATAAAACCAGACCCCGACGATTCATTCGTCCGTGTCAAGCTCTTATGTGGTTCGGCTATCTGCATAATAGCACGGTTAGTTAACTTATGCAACCCCAAATTTGACTGCGGCAGGAAAAGGAAGCCGCCCCGATGCGTGAGCATCAAGGCGGCTGCGGGGCAAAAATGTGCGAGTAGCTTCATCTTTTCTCCTGTTAGCTGACCTACTTTCGCCGGTTAGCTAAGGCGATGGCGGCAAGAGAACGAACGTCCTTGTCCTCGTGATGCATCAACTTGCCAGCAAGCGACGCGAGCTCGGACGAAGTATGTGCTGCGTTTCTCATGCGATCACCCCCTTTTATGGAGATAACCCCGCGAAAGCAGTATAGCAAACTTCCCTGCCGCAGTCAACAAAATTAACAGAATGAAAAGGGAGGAATGGCTTTGCTTGAAGCATGGACTGGCCGTGCAGTCGGAAAGATGCACACCAACCGCATTTCGTTTGAAGAAGTCGCGGCTGAGATGGGCGTGACAAGAGCCTATATCAGCATGATCTTGAACGGAAGGCGCAAGCCGCCCGATGCGCGAAAGCGAGTGGAGGGCGCAATCGACGCGATCATTGAACGGCGCGCCGAGGATAAGGAGGACGCATGAACGAGCTAATCAAGATCACTTACAACAATGACCGCCCTGCGGTCTCTGCGCGAGACCTGCACGACTTTCTCGAAGTGAAGACGGCTTATAAAGACTGGTTCCCGAGAATGTGCGAGTACGGGTTCACCGAGGGCGAAGACTTCTGCTCATTTTTGAGCGAAAGTACCGGGGGGCGCCCTGCACAGGACGCGGTTCTCACCATCGACATGGCGAAAGAGCTTTGCATGATCCAGCGCAATGAAAAGGGCAAGCAGGCCCGCCAGTATTTTCTTCAAATCGAAAAGGACTGGAACAGCCCGGAGAAAGTCATGGCTCGCGCGCTGCAAATCGCAGGGGACAAGCTCAAGCGGCTTGAAAGCAAGGTCGAGGCCGACGCGCCGAAGGTGCTTTTTGCCGATGCGGTCAGCGCAAGCAAGACTTCGATCCTCGTCGGCGAGCTGGCGAAGCTGCTGAAACAAAACGGCGTTGACATCGGGCAGCACCGACTGTTCCGTTGGATGCGCGAAAACGGCTATCTGATTCGCCGGAACGGCACGGACTTCAATATGCCAACACAAAAATCAATGGACTTGGGGCTTTTCACCGTTAAGGAAACGGCAATCACCCATTCTGACGGTACGGTGACGGTGAGCAAGACCACGAAAGTCACCGGCAAAGGCCAGCAGTATTTCATCCAGAAGTTTCTTGGAGAGGAAGGAACACGCAAATGAGCATAAATGAGTTTGCCGGTAAAGTCGATTCCATAGGGTGTGATCTTTCTGGTGTGACCGACACACTGTCCCTCTGCATCGCAGGGGCAATTCAAGAAGGCGAACTCTCTGAGACCGGAGACTGCCGGTTTTACGGGGCACTGATTCAGATTGAAATGGCGTTACGGCGCGTGGAAGAGGAATTGTGCTGTGAAGCTCAAGCGGCATTGGACAGCAAGGAGGAACGCACATGACGGTGGAAGAAATGCTTGCATCGGACAAGCCGGTGCTGACACCGGCGGATATCGCGCCGGTACTCGGGCGGAAGCCCTATTCGATCAGCATTGCGGCGAAAGACCACCCCGAACAGCTCGGATTTCCGGTCAGCCGCATCGGAACGATCACGGTCATCCCGCGGCTTTCGTTCCTGAAATTTCTTGGATATGAGGTGGAGGCATGATCGACACGTTGTTTTTCGGCGGCATTGCCGCTGCGGTGATCGCGCTCAACGGCTGCGACTTTGCAACCGCCCTTGCCGTCATCGGCGCGTGCGCGGTGTGCAAGGTGCTGTATGATCTGCTCCCGTATATCGACAGGGGGCGCAGACGGTGAGGCGGCACGACAAGCGCACGAGAGAGCAGCGCAAGGCCGATGAATCGGCGCTGTTTGCGGCGGCGTGTCTGGGCGCGACGATCCTCTTGATTGCGATCTCAATCCTCGCTACCAGCGCACAAGCGGTCGATGCGGAACCGGAAGAAGCCCCCATCGTAGAGGAGTATGACCCCGCGTGGGACATTCCTGCGACTGAAAGCGCGGTGTGCAACGACGTTTTTCTCGGTGAGTTTACGCTCACGGCGTACTGTCCCGGTCGCTGCTGTTGCGGCAAGTGGGCGAGCGGCTACACCGCGACCGGCACGCTGGCAACCGAGGGACGCACAATCGCGGTTGACCCGAAGGTGATCCCCTACGGGACGCGCGTCCTGCTGATCTGGCCGAACGGCACGCAGCGTAGCTACATCGCTGAGGACTGCGGGTGCGGCGTGAACGGCAACCATATCGACGTGTTTTTCAACGACCATCAGGCGGCGCGCGTGTTCGGCGTGCAGAGCGCAATGGCGTATTTGGAGGGGAATCAATGATCTATCGCTGCACTTGCTGCCACCTCATTTTTGACGAGCCGGACGTTATGCGTCGGCGCGAAAATCTTGACGGTGAGCGCGGCTACGTCCTCGTGACGGAAAAGTTCTGCCCAGACTGCGGCGCAGAGGAAATGTATTTTGAAGAATTGGAGGAGACCGAAGATGGATAACACCCTGATGAAAGTGACTCAACTCCCCGTGATCGAGGAGCATTTGAGGAGCCGGAAGGAGCAGACGGAGCAGCGCGTCGCAGAGGCAATGAGCCTTGTCTGCACCGACGAGACCTTAACCAGCGTGAAGAACATTCGCGCCGAAATGAACCGCGAGTTTGCCGATGCCGAGACCCAGCGCAAGGCCATTAAATCCGCAATCATGGAGAAGTACGACAGCTTCGAATCCGTCTACCGTGAGTGCATCGCCGACCCGTACAAGCGCGCCGACGCAGACCTGAAAGCCAAGATCGACGCGACGGAAAGCGAGATCAAGAGCCGCTGCGAGGAAATGCTGCTGGGCTATTTTCGGGAGCTGTGCGCGGTCAACGAGATCGACTTCCTTTCGTTCGGGCAGACCGGCGTTAAGGTCGATATGGCGAGCGCCAGAGCCAAGACGCCGAAGAAGCTCATGGAGCAGATCAAGCTAAAGGTGGACGGCGTGGCGCAGGACATGAAAACCATCGGCACGATGGGCGAGAACGCGCCGGAGATCATGGTGGAGTACAAAAATAACCTCGACCTCTCGCTTGCGATCTCCGTTGTCAACGAGCGTCACCGCCGCGCCGAGGAGGAGCGCGAGGCCGTGAAACGCCACACGGTTACTCCAGCAGCGCGCGCTGCTGGAGTAACCGTCGCAGCGGCCCCGCAGGTCGTCCCGAAGCGCGTGGAGCAGGCGGCGGTCGAACACCTCACGGTGTCGTTCCGCGTGACCGATACGCGCGAGCGCCTGCGCCTTTTGAAGCAATTCCTTGTCAGCAATGGCTATCAGTACGAATGATTATTTTAAGGAGGATATTACCATGAACGAAATGCAGACCTACAACAGCACCGAAGTTGTGAGCGCCAAGAGCGTGAACGCCGAAATGATGATCTCCCGTCAGGCGCAGGAGGTACAGGCGGCAATGGTCGTCGCCAAGCGTTTTCCCCGTGACGAGATCGAAGCGAACAACCGCATTCTCAACGCCTGCAAGCGCAAGAGCCTTGCCGAGCGCGCGATCTATGAATATCCGCGCGGCGGCGAGAACGTGACCGGCCCCTCAATCCGTCTCGCCGAGGTCATGGCACAGAATTGGGGCAACCTCGACTTCGGCATTACCGAGCTGGAGCAGAAAAATGGCGAGAGTACCGTCATGGCCTACTGCTGGGATTTGGAGACCAACACCCGCCAGACAAAGATCTTCACCGTGCCGCATATCCGCTACACCAAGAAAGGCAGCGTTGCCCTCACCGACCCGCGCGACATCTATGAAATGGTCGCCAATCAGGGCGCGCGCCGTATGCGCGCATGCATTCTTGGCATTATCCCCGGCGACGTGGTAGACGCCGCTCTTGCGGCGTGTACCAAGACGATGATGGGAAAGAGCGATGAACCCATGATTGACCGCGTACGCAAGATGGGACAGGCGTTCAAGGACGATTTCGGCGTACCGATGGAGTGCCTTGAAAAGTACATCGGTTGCAAGGCCGAAGCGTTCACGGCGCAGAGCATCGTGCGCCTGCGTAATGTATATACCTCACTAAAAGAGGGACGCGCGAACCGCGAGCAGTATTTTGATCTTCCGACCGTCGAAGTGGACGAGACCACAGGCGAGGTCAAGGACGAGCTGCCCGCTCCCGCTGACGCCCTCGGTACGCCGGACGACGGAAAGACCGGCACCACCAAGCAGGTGAGCATGAATGATCTGTAAGGTCAAGGTCATTTCGACCGGCTCCAAGGGGAACGCCGTACTGCTGAATGATGAAATACTCATTGACTGCGGCGTTCCCTTTCGGGAACTCGAACCATACTGCAAGGGATTGAGGCTCGTCCTGCTGACGCATGTTCACGGCGACCACTTCAACCCCGAGACCATCAAGCGCCTGCACTTCCTGCGCCCTGCGCTGCGCTGGTGCGTCCCTCCGTGGCTCATGGAACCGATGGGACGCATCGGCGTGGACCGCCGCGTGACCGACGAGGGCATGGCAGGCCATGTGCTGTTCTACTCCTGTTCCCTTCTCTACCCCGTCTGTGTGTCCTACAATTCCATTCCTCACGATGTTCCGAATTGTGCGTGGCATATCGAATTTGCAAACGGCGAGCGCGTGTTCTATGCGACGGACTGCGCCTCGCTGGACGGCATTGTGGCGCAGGACTACGACCTTTATCTGATCGAAGCCAATTACGGCGAAGAGGAGATACAGGAGCGCATGAAGCGCAAGCTGGAGGCTGGAGAATTCAGCTATGAGAGCCGCGCGATGGAGAGCCATCTATCCCGCGAGCAGGCGCGCGCATGGCTCGCCCAAAACGCCGCCATCGGCAAGAGCCATGTGCTCTATCTGCACCAACACCAAAGCGAGGAGGAATTGAAATGAGCATGAATCGAATCTGCCTGATGGGACGCATCGGGCGGGATTTGGAGCTGAAAAAGACGAACAGCGGCGTATCCGTTGTGTCGTTCCCTCTTGCCGTTGATCGCAACGGCAAAGAGGGCGGCACGGACTGGATCGACGTTGTCGCATGGCGCGGCACGGCAGAAGTACTCTGCAACTACGCCGATAAGGGGCGCATGATCGGCGTCGAGGGGCGCTTGCAGATGCGCGACTGGACGGACAAGAACGGCAACAAGCGCAGGAGCTACGAGGTGCAGGCTGACAGCGTGTATTTCGCAGACAACAGGCGCCCGGAGGGTAACGATACTGCCGCACCGCAATACGCCGCAGAGAGCACCGCAGGCGGCTTTGCAGAGGTCAGCGAGGACGACGGCGAGCTGCCGTTTTAAGGCGGTGGCGGTATGGGAGCTGCATCTACAAGGTGCTATGTAAAGGCATATTACGACTGGATCGAGCAAACAGCAGCACTGGAAGATGACGAAAAAGGCCGTCTGTTTGTTGCGATTTTAGAATATGCCAGGTCGGGTGAAATTCCAGACAACCTCGGGAGAGAATCCCTTTTATTTCCGGTATTTAAGTCGGTCGTTGACCGTGACGCTCAAAAATCTGATGCGCTGGCTCAGAATGGAGCGGCTGGCGGCAGAGCACCAAAAGCAAATGCAAGCAAATGTAAGCAAACGCAAGCAAATGCAAGCAAATGTAAGCCTACTAATAACATAAGACATAAGACAGAAGACGAAGAACATAAGACAGAAAACGATATACCCTCTAAATCCCCCTCTACGAGGGACGCATTCGAGCGTTTTTGGTCAGTTTACCCGCGAAAAATCGGGAAACAGTCTGCTAAGAGAGCTTTCGAGCGGGTCAAAGTCCCACTCGAAACACTTGTGACCGCAGTGGAGCGGCAGAAGTGCAGCGACCAATGGACGCAGAACAACGGGCAGTTTATTCCACACCCCGCTACATGGCTGAATCAAGGCCGGTGGGACGATGAGCTACCCGAGAGCGGCAGAGGGTATCACTACGACTACGGCAACACGGAGGGAAGCCTATGAACGTTGACGCATTGATCGACAGCATCGCGAAAAAGGCCGAGCCTGTTCGTGATCTGGTCGATTACGAGAAAGACGGGCTGCTGTACTGCGGCCATTGCAACACGCCGAAGCAGTGCCGCATCCCCATCGGCGGGAATGTCCGCCTTGTCGGGTGCCAGTGTGCTTGCGCGGCGCGAGAGTACGAGGCCGAGAAAAAAGCTCGCGCTGACCGTGAGAAGCGACTACGCATCGAAACGCTGCGTGCTGACGGAATCCGCGACAAGAGCCTGACGGCGTGCCGGTTCGACAAGGCGACGATGAGTGACGAGATCGTCAAATGCAAACGCTATGCCGACGCATGGGACGATATGCGGCGCGAGAACAATGGGCTTCTGCTGTGGGGCAACACCGGCAACGGGAAGACCTTCGCGGCGGCGTGTATCGCCAACGAGCTGATTGACCGCGGGATCCCGGCGATGATTACGAGCTTCCCGCGAATCCTCAACGCGGGATACGACAAGAAAGAAATCGTCGAGCAGGTGCACTATTACCCGCTGATGGTGATCGATGATCTCGGCGCAGAGCGCAGCAGTGAGTACGCAATGGAGACGGTTTACACGGTCATTGACGAGCGATACAAGGCCAAGAAGCCGCTGATCGTCACCACAAACCTGACGCTTGACGAGCTGTGCAGGCCGAAAGACATGGCCTATCAGCGCATCTATGACCGCATCCTCGAGATGTGCACGCCACTGGTATTCAAGGGCGATAGCATGAGACGCGACAAGGCAAATCAGCGCATGAGGCACGTCAAATCGGTGTTGGCAGGCGGTGCGCCGTGAGCGGGTATCGCGGGGGCATTTTCAAGTGCCCGTTTTACTCGCGGGACTACCGCGACTATCTCAACTGCGAGGGCGCACAAGTCAAGCTACCAAAAGAAGAGCTGGACGAATATACGCGGCGCTACTGCGCCAACGAAGAATGGCGGCGCTGCCCGATCGCTCGGGCGCTGACGCTGCACTACGAAAGGACGGAGAACCGATGAGCGAAAGAAACAGAGACAAGGTAAAACGGCTTGAGCACGAGCTCGGAAGATATCAGAAAAAAGTCGGCGAGCTGATGAAAGCAAATGCGAAGCTGCGCGAGGATATGAAGGGACTGAACCAGCTGCGCATGGCGTTCGATGCTTGGATTATCCAGATCGCGCTTTCCTACGGCGAGGCAGTGAAGGACCCCGACACGGGAGAAGATATCCCACGCATGAAGGCGCTCCACCTCGAAAGACCGAAGGTGAACCCGCTGCTTGGGCAATACGAGATTCACCAGCGCGTCGATGAGAAGAACGTGATGCATATTGCGGTCGGTCTGCGGGACGACCCCGCGGACAGCAAGGCGGAGGTAAACGATGGCTCTGACATCGGCTGACCTCGCGAGGCTCGGGCCGCAGGCGCAGAAGCAGGTGCTTGACAAGCTGGCAGGCGCGCAGAAGCCGAAAAAAAGCAAATACGGAAACCGCAAGGTCGTGTGCGACGGAATCAAGTTTGATTCCGAGCGTGAGGCGGAGCGGTTCGGCGAGCTGAAAGTGCTGCGAGCGATGGGCAAGATTCGCGATTTGCGGTTGCAAGTCAATTTCACACTCGTTGAGGGATACACGACCATCGAGGGTGAGAGAATCAAGCCGATGGTCTACCGCGCGGATTTTACCTACGAGCGGGAGACCGAGCCGGACTGCAACGGCACGGTGCACTGGCTGCGCGAGGTCGAGGACGCGAAGGGCGCGAAAACGAAGGACTATCTGCTGAAAAAGAAGCTGATGCAGGACAAGTACGGCATCACGATCCGCGAGGTGTGAGATGAGCTTTGAGCGCTGCCGATCCTGCCTGCCGCCGACTAGGTATCCCGGATGCCAAGACCATTGCCCATACTACGCGGCGGATATCGCAAAGCACCGAGCCGCCCGGAAAGAAGAGCAGCGGGAAGCGCAGGAGAAGGGCGATTACTTGAGCGCGCGCCATTTCAAGACGAGGCGCTATCAACGGCTGAAATGAGGGAGCGAAAAAGATGAATGCAAAAGACACTGCGGAGCGTATCCGCGGACTGAGAACTGCCATTGGCATGAGCCAAGCGAGTTTTGCCAGCATGTGCGGGCTTGAGCAGGGGCAGCTGAGCAACTACGAGTTGGGGCGTATCATGCCGACCATCCCGCTGTGCGAGCGGATATGCCGTGCCGTCGGCATCAACTTGCTCGACTTTTTGCGGGAGGATGGCAATGAGAAAAGCGGCATTCCGACCGAGGAATGCATCGGCGAGCGTGTGAAAGCGCTACGGATGATGCGCGGAATGAACCAAACAGAACTTGCGGAAAAGTCCGGCGTCGCAGACAGCACGATTTCGTCTATCGAGCGCGGCGAGCGATACGGTATAGTCACAACGTATCTCTATCTTGCCGAAGCGCTGGACGCGTCCATCGGAGAACTGTTAGGAGGTGAATGACATGAGCCGATTCGTCATGAGCAAGACCCCGTGGGAGCGCTGCGTCTATCCGGCGCTCAAGGCGGCGCTCGAAAAGACCGACTACAACCAAACGACGCTTGCCAAGGCGACGGGCATCCATGGAAGCAACATTTCGCGCTACATCAAGGGCGACGTGGATTCGACCATCAGAGGGCTGCTCGCGCTGGAAGACCTGACCGGGAAGCCGTTCCGCGAGTTATTCGGGGAATGTGAGGGGCGCCGTGGAAGGGTATAGCAATCAGCCGATTCCGAAAGAGGCGGCAAAGAAACTGTTAGCTCTCGATTTGGAAGACAAAGAAATTCTAACCTACGAAAAGCTCGACCAGTGGTACACCGCGTGGGACGGGAAGTGCTACGTGTCCTTTTCCGGCGGCAAGGATAGCACCGTGCTTGCCTATCTGGCGGCAAGATATCTGTCATCGTTTCGCACGCCGAAGTGGCCGCTGAATCTGGTATTTGTCAACACGGGGCTGGAATACCCGGAGATACAGAAGTTCGTGAATGAGTACGCCGTGTGGCTGCGGAGGGAGTTTCCCCGCGTGACCGTCAACCTACACCGTCTACGTCCGAAGATGAACATCCGGCAGGTGGTGACGAAGTACGGGTACAGCATCGTAGGAAAGGATGTGGCGCACCGGATAGAAACAGCGCGGCGTTCACCAGATAGCCGAAGTATGAAGCTATTGCGTGGGGAAGTCTTACGTGCCGATGGGGAAAAGAGCATGTACAACTGTGAAAAGTGGGGGTATTTGCTTTCGGCTCCATTTCTCATATCAGACAAGTGTTGTGGAATTATGAAAAAGTCCCCATCAAAGAGCTATCAGCTGGATACCCACAGCCTTTGAGGGCGCGAGCGGATTATGCAGTTTTGAAAAATTGAAAACCGTGCACGGCAGAATCGTCTACATCAACGAGGCGCACCGCTACTTTACGGCGGATGCGGATATCAACGGGAAGAATCTCAGAGAGAGTTTTAAATTTTAACAAAAATCAGGAGGAATTTCATCATGAACAACAATCAGGACTACATCGTTCGCTGCGACCGCGCAGGCGTATTTTTCGGCAAGATCAAGGAGAGAAACGGCTCCGAGGTCACCATGACGGAGGTGCGAAAGCTGTGGAGCTGGGACGGCGCGTGTGCCGTGGAGCAGTTGGCGCAGGATGGCACAAAAACACCGGGCAACTGCCGTTTTACCGTGACGGTCCCGGAGATGACCGTGTTTGGTGCGATCCAGATCATCCCGTGCACAGACACGGCATCTGCGTCTCTTCGAGGTGTAAAGGAGTGGAAGAGATGACGCTTGACGAGAAGATCAAAGCATTTCTGACTGTGAGCTACGGCGACGGCTCCGGCTCCGGCGACGGCTACGGCTACGGCCCCGGCTACGGCTACGGCTCCGGCTACGGCGACGGCTACGGCTACGGCTCCGGCTACGGCGACGGCTACGGCGACGGCTACGGCGACGGCTACGGCGACGGCTACGGCTACGGCTCCGGCGACGGCGACGGCTACGGCTCCGGCTCCGGCTACGGAATTAAAAGCTTCAACCGGAAAACGGTTTATCGAATTGACGGCGTAAACACGCTGATTCGTTCCGTGCGCGGAAACACTGCGCACGGGGCAATTTTGAACGGCGATTTGACGCTCACACCGTGTTATATCGTCAAGCAGGACAACATTTTTGCACACGGCGAAACGCTGCGCGAAGCAATGGAAGCGCTGCGAGACAAGCTTTTCGAGGATATGCCGGAAGATGAGCGCATTGATGCGTTCCTGCGCGAAACAGACCGAGAGAAAGTATATCCGACACTGTATTTTTACGACTGGCATCATCGCTTGACCGGTTCGTGCGACATGGGGCGAAAGCAGTTTGCCCGTGACCACGGTGTTGACCTTGAGCACGGCATGATGACGCTGATGGAGTTTTTGGAGCTGACAAAAGACGCTTACGGAGGCGATGTGATTCGAAAAGTGATTAGTAAGATGCAGGAGGTGGAGTGATGGAACGACTAACATACCGTGATAAAGACGGATTTTCATTTGCCAGAGACGTGACGACGGAACGGTTTTGATTGCGAGCAATCACACGCTGACCAAAGACGAACTTATAGCTTTAAGGAGGGCTGAAAATGGCTGAATACATTGAGCGCGGTGCATTTATCGAGTTGGTGAAAGATATTCCAATGTGGGGCAGCGTGGCGGCTATGTTTGCGGATAGAATCCCCGCCGCCGATGTTGCCCCGGTGGTGCATGGGCGGTGGATAGTCCGATTTGGCGGCCCATATAATCGTCGTAGATGCTATTGCTCGCATTGCGGAAAACATAACGGGGTTGGTGGCATAGCTAAAAACCAAGAAAAGCCGTACTGCCCCAACTGCGGCGCAAAGATGGACGGAGGTGACAGCGATGAGGCTGATCGACGCTGATTTATTGGAAGACCAGTTTGGAATATCCGATGAAGACCTTCTTGCGCTTGACGAAATTCGACACGCTCCCACCGTTGATGCCGTGGTCGTGACGCGGTGCAAGGACTGCAAGCACAGCGCGCTGCCGTCTGAACTTCCCCAGCGATACGGGAAGCCGGGGATACTGACGTGTCACAACAGATATTCGCCATGTAATAGACGCAACGTTGGTGAGGACGATTTTTGCAGCTACGGCGAACCGAAGGAGTCCAAAAATGCTGACGATCACGATTAAAGCCAACGTCCCCGCCGCTGACGCGCAGGGCATCAAGGAGCGCATCGCCATGGACATTGAGCGATACGGCGATTGTAAAGTCGTGAGCGTCGTGAGCGACCGGGGACGGGAAGAACAGCTACGAATGAAAGGAGCCAAATTATGAGCATCAACGTAAAGAAGTACACCAAAGACCAGATGGCGAAGATGGTGGAGGACGCGCAGGCGGAAGTGCAGGAATTAAGGCGGGTAAACGCCGCACTGACCGAGCAGATCGACCAGATGAACGGCGAGGCCATCAACAAGGCAAACGAGATCGCGAACCTGAAAGCGGACGCGGATGCGCTGCGAAACAAGCTCGCTGACACCGAGGCGGCGCTTGGGCGAGCGAATGATGAGTGCGCTTTTAAGCAAGAGGCCCTTAATGTAATGCGTAATAGAAAATACAACGCTGAGCAACGCGCCAATTACGCAGAATCCCACCCGTGGCGCAACCTGTGGGCGTGGCTCAAAAGAAAGCTCAAAATGGCATAAGAAGAGGCGGGGCGAAAGCCCTGCTTCTCTTTTTGCCGTGAGGGAGAACCCCTTTCTTTTCTTTTATATTTCTTTTCTTTCGGGAGAGGGTGCTATATGCAGGATGTATCTATGTTGTGTGTATGTAACTATACAAGGGAGAGCACAGGAAGAGGGAGAGAAAGTTTCCACGCCCGTGGTGAGAAATAAAAGATGGCGTGTTACCGTCGGAAATAGGAAGCTCGGTTCCCCGAGCGGGGGATAAGAATGCTGTGCGATAAGGCCGAGGACGGGGGGCTTGCAGCATAAAAAAGAAAGGCGGTGGCGGCATGGCAAAAGCAGGGTGTCATCCCAAATATGCGACGGTCGAAGAAATGCAGGCCGTCATTGACCAATACTTCGAGGATTGCAAGGGCGAGCCGATCATAGGGGACGATGGTATGCCAATCCTCGACAAATTCGGGCAGCCGTTTATCATTCATCAGCGCCCACCGACGGTGACGGGGCTCGCGCTTGCGCTGGGATTTACGAGCAGGCAGGCGCTGCTGAACTATCAGGCAAAGAAAGGATTCGTTGACACGGTTACGCGCGCGAAGTCTCGCATCGAGGCTTACGCCGAGGAACGGCTCTTCGACCGAAACGGCCAGCGTGGCGCTGAATTCAGCCTGAGATACAATTTCCGCTGGGCAAATGACGAGAAGAAGGACGACAGCGGAGAGAGCGTGTGCGGTGTGGCAGAGCTTCCCGCGGTGATGCCTGTTCCGCAGGACGCGGGAGGTGATGCGAATGGCGAAGCGTAGCGTGGTATGGAAGCCGCAGCCCAAGCAAGCGCTCTTTATGAGCCGCTGGGAGGATGAGGCTCTATACGGCGGCGCGGCCGGTTAGGCGGGGGAAAATCCGACGCGTTGGTCATCGAGGCATTGCGGCAGGTGGATATCCCGTATTACAAGGCGATTATCCTGCGAAAGACCTTCCCGCAGCTTGCCGAGCTCATTGACAAGACGCTGAACTACTACCCGCGTATCTATCCGGGCGCGCGCTACAACGGCAGCAGCCACACGTGGACATTCCAAAGCGGGGCGAAAATCATCTTCGGTTCGATGCAGTACGCAAAGGACAAGATCAAGTATCAGGGTCAGGCGTATGACTTTATCGCATTCGACGAGCTGACCCACTTTACATGGGAAGAATACAGCTACCTCTTTTCCCGCAACCGACCGAACGGGCCGGGGACGCGGGTATACATCCGAAGCACGGCGAACCCCGGCGGGGTGGGGCACGGATGGGTCAAGGAGCGTTTCATCACGGCAGCACCGCCGATGAGGACCATCCGCGAGGATGCAGTCGTGCGCTTTCCGGATGGGCACGAAGAGCATCGGCAGAAGAGCCGCATCTTTGTGCCGAGCACGGTATTCGACAATAAGATACTGCTCAAGAACGACGACAGCTATTTGACGCGCCTTGCGTCGATGCCGGAGGCGGAGAAGAACGCACTGCTCTACGGCGACTGGGACACGTTCTCCGGGCAGGTGTTTACCGAGTGGCGCAATGACAGCGAACACTACCGCGACCGCATCCATACGCACGTCATCGCGCCGTTTCAGGTGCCGAAGGAGTGGCCAATCTGGTGCGCAATGGACTGGGGCTATTCAAGGCCGTTCGCCATCGGCTGGTTCGCGGTCGACCATGACAGGCGTCTCTACCACATCCGGGAATATTACGGCTGCACGGGCACACCGAACGAGGGCGTGAAGATGGAACCGACGGCGGTGGCCCGCGAGATGAAGCGCATTGAGGCAGAAGACCCGAACCTCAAGGGGAGGCACATCTTCCGCGTGGGCGACCCCGCCATTTGGGGCACACAGGGCACGGAGAGCATCGGCTCGCTCTTTGAGCGCGAGCGCGTCTACTTCGAGAAGGGGGATAACGCCCGCATCGACGGCAAGATGCAGCTGCACAACCGATTCGCGTTTGATGAGAACGGCGTGCCGATGCTGTATATCTTCGATACGTGCAAGAATTTCATCCGCACGGTGCCAAACCTCGTTTACGACGAAAAGGACGTTGAGGACGTGAACACCGAGCAGGAGGATCATATCTACGACATGACACGCTATGTGTGCATGGAGAATCCCATTGCGGCGCGGGTAAATAAGCCGCCGAAGCCGGTCTTGTACGACCCGCTGGACATCAACACGCCGAGCTACGACAGATATGCGTGGTTCCAACACAACTGACAGGAGGGGAAGACATGGCAGGGACAAGAAAATTCCCGCAGACGCAGCAGCAGGCCGACGCGGCTGGCGCTGCTGCGATGTTGGATGCAAAGGCAGAAGCGCCGCTTGTAGGCGCATTCCGCGACAGCGACGCGGCGATGAGCAGCGGCGCAGCCATCGGCAGCAAGGAGATCGGTGACGCCGTAGAAACGCTGCAAAAGTACAAGCAGGGCAAGAGCAACTTCGAGAACCGTATCATCAGCGAGGAGCGCTGGTGGAAGCTGCGGCATTGGGAGGATATCCGACGCGGGACGAAAGACGCGGGGGAATCTCCCGAGCCTGCGAGTGCGTGGCTGTTTAACTCGATCATGAATAAGCACGCCGACGCGATGGACAACTACCCCGAGCCCGTATGCCTGCCTCGCGAGCAGAGCGACGAGGAAAGCGCGCAGACGCTCTCGTCCGTGCTGCCGGTCATCATGGAATACAACGAATTTGACAGCACATACAGCTTCGAGTGGTGGGAAAAGCTCAAACACGGTGTGGCGATCTACGGCGTGTTCTGGGACAAAGAGAAAGACAACGGGCTCGGCGACATCGCTATCGAGGGCATTGACCCGCTGAATATCTTTTGGGAGCCGGGTATTGAGGACATCCAGAAGAGCCGCAACGTGTTTACGGTGGCGCTCGTCGACCGCGACATCATCGAGGACGAATACCCGCAGTTTGCGGATAAGCTCAGCGGCAGCAGCATTGAAACGGCGAAATACGAGTACGATGACACGGTGGACACGAGCAACAAGGTCGCCGTGATTGACTGGTATTACCGCAAGAAGACCGCAGACGGGCGAACGGTGCTGCACTACGCGAAGTTCATCGACGAGGAGCATATCATCTACGCCAGCGAAAATGACCCCGAATATGCGGAGGGCGGTTTCTACGAAGATGGCGAATATCCGTTCGTGTTCGATGTGCTATTCCCCGAAAAGGGCACACCTGCGGGGTTTGGGTATACGGCCATTGCAAAGGATCCGCAGCTCTACATCGACAAACTGTGGGGAAACATCCTCGAAACTTCAATGATGGGCAGCAAGCGCCGGTATTTCGCGAGTGAAAGCCTGAATATCAACGAAGAAGAGTTCCTTGATTGGCGCAAGCCGATCATCCACGTGTCCGGCCAGATCGACGAGAGCAGGCTCCGCGAGGTAACGACGCGCCCGCTCGATTCCATCTACGCGAATATCGTGCAGATGAAGATCGACGAGATGAAGGAAACGAGCTCAAACCGTGACGTGTCCAACGGCGGAACATCCAGCGGGGCGACGGCTGCGGCGGCTATTTCTGCATTGCAGGAGGCGGGCAACAAGGCAAGCCGCGATATGATTTCGGCGTGCTACCGCGCGCAGGCGAAGATCGTGAAGCTGTGCATCGAGCGCATGCGGCAGTTCTACGACGCAGCGCGCACTTTCCGCATCACAAATGAAATGCCCTACGAGTATGCGCAGATCGGCGTGAACGAGCTGGGCGATCAGGTGACGGGCGTGGATAGCCTCGGCAATGACCTGTTCCGCAGACCGGTCTTTGACATCAAGATCAAGGCGCAGAAGAAAAACCCATTCTCCCGCGCAGAACAGAACGAGCGGGCGAAAGAGCTGTATTCGCTTGGGTTCTTCTCCCCAGACAGGGCACAGGAAAGCATGATTGCGCTCGACATGATGGACTTCGAAGGGATCGACAAGATCAAGAGCCAGGTCAACGAAGGCGCGACGCTCTACAACGTCGTGCAGCAGCAGAGCGATCATCTGCAAAAGGCGCTCACGGTTATCCAGCAGCTTACGGGACAGGACATGGGCATCGGAATGACTGGCGGCACGCAGAGCGGTGGCACGACCCGCAAGAGCGGCAGCAGCGGCGGAATTGAGAGCAAGAACGCCGACGCACAGAACGCGCAGACACCGTACATGCAGAAGCTTGCCGAACAGTCTAAGCCGAACATGGACACGGGCAGCAGCGCGGCGATGCCGGGGGTGTAAGTGCATGACGATGGTTCACATCGAGCACGAAATCGGCCGCTACATGATCCTGTGCGAAGGCCATTCGGCGGACGAGAAATGCTGCAACTACATTACTGGTGTGATGTACGCTTTCGGTGGCTATGTGAAGAACATGGAAGCCGAGGGAGACTGCGAGGTCTACGGTTTTGAGATCGACGAGGGGGCGCCGCGCTTCCTCATCCACTGCGGCGGCGATGAGCGCATCGAAGCGGCATTCATCGCCGCGTGCATCGGGCTCAAGCAGCTGGAAGACACGAGGCCGGACGCGATCTTCGTGCACGTCAAAGAAAATTAAAAAAATTTTTCTCACCCGTGGTGAGTTGGAGGAAGCCGCATGTTACGCTTTAGGCGTGCGAGTGGCTTCCTCCTATTCATACGCCCGCAAGGGAGGGTCGGCGTTTTTCTTTATCTTTTCGCCGCTCTCCCCTCCCCTGCGGATAATAGGAAGCGCTGCACGGCCTACACGGAGGGCCAAATATCCGCGATTTGACAAGCAGGAGGGATACCATGAACCTCAAAACCACGCTTCGCGTGATCCTGAGCCTCTTTGACGGCGGCGCTGCCGCTGCGGGAGCCGCTGCCGGTGCATCGGGCGGCGCTGAGGGAGGCGCGAGCGCACAGGGCGAGACCACGAAGGCAAGCTCTTCTCCCACCCGGAAGGGCAAAACGGGCGAATACGCCAACGTCGTGTTCGGCAAGCAGGAGACACCTGACGATACGGGGGCCTCTTCTGGCGAGCCGAAGGGCGAGGGCGCGAAGATGCAGCAGCGCGACGCCGGGGCTGCGGGAAAAGGCGGGGAAGACCTGAAAAAGGAGTTCCTTGACCTCGTAAACGGCAAATACAAGGACGTGTACACTGCGGAGACACAGCGCATCATCAATCGCAGATTCGGCGAGGAGAAGGCTAAAGACCAGAAAATCGCCGATTCGCAGCCCATTATCGACACACTGATGCGCCATTATGGCGTGACGGACGGCGATATGAGTAAGCTGCGTGCGGCTTTTGAGGGCGATGCGGCGCTCAACAGCGTGCTCTACAACGCGGAAGCGGAGAGCATGGGCATGAGCGTGGAACAGTACCGCGAGTATGCGCGGATGCAGCAGGAAAACGAAGCGCTCAAACGTCAGGAAGAAGACAGGCAGCGTCAGCAGAAAGCCGACGAGACATATAACGACTGGATTCGTCAGGCGAGCGAGCTGGTCGGCACGGCGGACGCGCCGGGCGAGTACCCTGACTTCGACCTCAAGCGCGAAGTCGCGGAGAATCCGCGTTTCATTGCGATGCTGCGTGCGGGCGTCCCTGTAAAAGACGCTTACGAGGTATCCCATTTAGGCGACATTCAGGCTCGTAGCGCGGCGAAAGCTGCGGCGGAGATGGAAAAGCGCGTGATGGACAACGTCCGCGCGAAAGGAATGCGCCCGAACGAGAACGGAACCACTTCCCAGCCGGGGGTCATTGTCAAGAGTGACCCGAGCAAATTCACGAAGGCCGACCGCGCAGAGATCGCAAGGCGCGTGCGGCGCGGCGAGCGCATCGTATTCTGATGCCCGCCTAATTTACCGACTGTAAGAAGGGAGACAAAACTCTATGAAGAAGTTCAAAGACATTTTCATTCTGCCCGTCATTCTGAGCCTGTTTGAGGGTCAGACGAACGTGACGACCGATGCCGGTCTCTCGGGCGAGATGAAGACCTACTACTGCGACACCCTGATTGACAACGCCGAACCCGAGCTGGTGCATGACCGATTCGCGCAGAAGCGCAACATCCCCAAGGGCAAGGGCAAAGAGATCGAGTTCCGTAAGTATGATCCGCTGCCCAAGGCCTTGACGCCCATCACCGAAGGCGTTACGCCCAAGGGCCGTAAGCTGTCCATGACCACGCTGACCGCGCAGGTCGACCAGTACGGCGATTTCGTCGAGATTTCCGATATTCTCGACCTGACCGCCATCGACAATAACCTGCAGGAAGCGACGGTGCTGCTCGGCTCTCAGGCGGGCCGCACGCTCGACACCATCACCCGCGAGGTCATCAACGGAGGCTCTAACGTCCAGTACGGCGAAGGTCAGGTGACGGGTCGCCATCTGCTTGTTGGCGGCGAGACCACGGGCAACCACTATTTCACGGTGCGTGCCGTCCGCAAGGCGGTTCGCTTCCTGAAAACCATGAACGCCCCGCGCTATGAGGGCTCCTACTGGGCCATCATTCACCCTGACTGTTCCTACGACATTCAGGATGACCCTGATTGGAAGCGCCCGCACGAGTATAAGGACACCAGCAACATCTACGACGATGAGATCGGCAAGATCGCGGGCGTCCGCTTCATCGAGACGACCGAAGCGAAGGTGTTCCACGCCGACGACCTGACCGAGGGCGCACGCGACCTGACCGTCAAGAGCGCATCCGGCAAGGTCCTGACCGTAAACGAGGCAATCACCACTGCTGACGCCGCAAAGCTGGCTGGCCGTGAGGTCGTCATCGGTGGTGCGCTCCTTGAGATTGAGAGCGCCTCGGCTGCGGGTGCTGGCAGCGCGACGATCACGCTGAAAGAAGCACCTGCTACCACCCCGGCGGCGTCGACCGCCATCTATCCGGGCGAAGCCGGTGCGAAGGGCCGCAACGTCTACTCCACCCTCATCATGGGCGCGGAGGCTTACGGCACGACCGAGCTGACCGGCGGTGGTCTTGAGCACATCGTCAAGCCGCTCGGCTCTGCCGGTACGGCTGACCCGCTGAACCAGCGTGCAACCGTCGGCTGGAAAGCAACCAAGGTCGCCGAACGTCTGGTTGAGGCGTATATGATTCGCGTGGAAACGACTTCCACGTTCGATGAGACCCCGCTGACCTAACCACCAAGGGGGCAGCTGTGAACGCCGCCCCCGCCACTGAAACGGAGGAAAGACCGATGAGCGAAGCAAAGAACGCCGTTGCGGCTGTGAACGCCGATCGCGCGGGCGAGGAGTACGTCAGCGTCCGCCTGTTCAAGGACAGCGGCAAGTACAAGGATGACCTGCTGGTGTGCGTGAACGGCGAAAGCTGCCTGATTCAGCGCGGCGTGACCGTACAGGTCAAGAGAAAGTTCCTGTGGGCCATCCAGAACCAGATGAGACAGGATGCCTCGACCGCAAATCTCATCCAGACGATGAGCAGCGACTACGTTGAGAGCGCGAAGGCCCACAACGCGTAAGTGAATACGACCGCGAGACACGAAAAATGAGTTGCGACACGGCGCAGCAAGGGACGAAAAAGTCGCTCTTGCTGCGCCGTTTTCCATAAGAGAGGTGACAACATGGTTATTGAAAATGCTTACGCGCTCGAAGAGATCAAGCTCGGGCGCAGGGGCGAGAATCAGGCGCGCAAGGTCGTCTTTGACGTGCTGGGAAAGTGGCGCGAGGGCTATGGCGATGGCGTGGCGAGCCTGATCGTGCAGCGAAACGGCGATGCGCAGCCGTATCCCGTGACGGTGACGGAAGATAACGGCGCGCTCGTGTGGCTGGTATCGAGCGTTGATACGGCGGTTGCTGGTGAGGGCGCGGCAGAGCTGCGCTATACCGTGGGCGATACTATCGTAAAGAGCCAGATATACAAGACGCGCGTGCGCGAAACGCTGGAAGACAGCGGCGAAACACCGCCTCCGGGCTACCAAAGCTGGGTCGATGAGGTTTTGCAGGCGGCGGCGGATGCGGAGACGGCGGTTTCCAAGATGCCATACGTCGACGAGACCACGGGCAACTGGTTCAAGTGGGACGCCGCGGCGGGCGCTTTTGCCGACACGGGCGTTGCCGCGACCGGGCCGCAGGGCGAGGTCGGGCCCAAAGGTGATACCGGCGCGACCGGCGCGACGGGGCCGCAGGGCCCCAAAGGTGAAACCGGCCCGCGCGGCCCACAGGGAGAGCAGGGCATTCAAGGCGAGACCGGCCCCGCTGGCCCGCAGGGACCCGTCGGCCCCAAGGGAGATACTGGTGACACCGGCCCGCAAGGGCTTAAAGGCGATACGGGCGAAACTGGCCCGGTCGGCCCGACAGGACCCATTGGCCACCAAGGAGAGACTGGACCGGCGGGTCCGCAAGGAGAGACTGGCGAACGCGGTCCAAAGGGCGAGACCGGCGATAAGGGCGACAAGGGTGACGCCTTTACCTACTCCGACTTCACAAAGGAACAACTGGAAGGCCTGCGTGGCCCGCAGGGCATTCAGGGGCCCAAGGGTGAAAAAGGTGATACCGGCGACACTGGGCCCCAAGGTGAAAAGGGCGACAAGGGCGATACAGGCGAGACTGGGCCGCGCGGCCCGCAAGGCGGGCAGGGCATCCAAGGCCCGACAGGTCCGCAGGGCGAAAAGGGCGATACTGGTGCGCAGGGACCGAAGGGTGCGACGGG